GAGTCACAGGCTCCGCGCGTAATGCCTTGCCATACTTTGAGTGAACCTCTAATACCTTTACGTTTGGGTCAATCGTATTTATTGCATTGCGAACTAAGGCGCCACCTTGATTTACTTCTGCTACAACAGGGCACCCCCACTTGCGTGCCATTTGCACAACCTTGTTTGCCCAAACGTCAGGAGACCCGTGAACTGTCGCGTCCTCAAGGATCCAGGAGTTACGCTTATATAAGTCGCGCTCGCCTGTTGATGCACAAACAACAATTCCGCACTCATCGCGCGGATTCTCTGCAACAGATGGGTCAACGCCAATTACACGTAGTGGAGCTCCAATTGGAAGTTGCGTTTCACGACCGCGATCTATAAGTTCAATTGTCCAAAGAGCTCCTTCAATATCTGAAAGCATCTCGCCGTAGAGTTCCTGTTGTGCAAGACGCGTTCCTTCATATACACCCATAATTGCACTTATATATGACTCAGATAGGTTTCCACGGTTATCCATGGTTGAGCCTTTGGTAACTATTACCTTGTCTGGCTGCTTCTTACTTTCATTTATAAGTTGATAAAGAAGTGGAACGCGCTTAGGTGTCGTCGTAACTAAGATCTTTGGCTTCAACCCAAGACGAGTACCAACGCGTAAATTATCAAACGCAGTCATACCCGCCGCGTCGGGAGTCTGTCTCCAGGCGGCAACCTCATCACCCCAGGAATGCGTGAATTGAGGACCGCGAAGTGAGTCAGGCTCATCTGCTGTAAAGAGCGTTGCGGTGTTTCCATTAGGCCAAGTAAGACGACGCTTTGAAGGTTCATAGTGCGGGCGCTCGCTTGGAGGCGTGATATTTATGATTCCTGATTCGCCTTCTACGATAACGTCACGAACGTCTGCGGCGGTACGCGCAACGAGCGCAAAGCGAAGTTGTCCTTTATTCGTATACCTTGCTTGTTCTCTTACCCACTCTGCTGCAAGGCGCGTCTTACCAAAACCGCGACCTGCGAGCACAAGCCAGATGTTCCAGTCATCACCTACGGGAGCTTGCTGCTCAGGACGACCCCAGAAACTCCAGTCCCAAGGAAGGATCTCTTGATCAAGTCCACTTAATATCGCATCACGTTCCTCCTCGGAAAGTATTGCGATTTGCTCGGCGATGCTTTTGCCCATGTACAAATAGTACAATAAGATGCGCTCGTTGATTTGTGTACAAAAGTGCAGATGCAGTACCTTAAGGTTAACTGCCTTGGACGTGAGAAAGCGCCCTGCATTACGGGAGCGCTTTCCTAAAGTGTCTCCAACATTTTTTACAATTCTTCATATTTTTCTGTTTTCTGTCATGAGCATAAGGCATTGCCTCTATAAAAAATTATTTTGTAGATTTTTGCAAGAGTATAGTTGCTTGCTTATCGTTTGTTTTATCTTAAAAATACTACAGGCTAGCACCTTTGTAAGATGCTAGCCTGTGACTAGTAGATGTATGTTAGTTCAAGTTAATCTCTACGTTGTTGTCACCTTCAAATAACTTAGTGAAGGTGTCAGCGTCAACGTTGCCAGTTGCGTTAAGACCTTTGTCCTTTTGGAACTTGGTTATTGCAGCTTTGGTAAGATCACCTAGCCAGCCATCACGATCTGCGTATGCTTCGTTGTAGCCAAGCTCAACGAGACGACGTTGTACGTGATGAACGGTTAAGCTCTTACGTGCAAACTTGTTCTTGTAGACGCAGTTGCTGAGAAACACTGGGTCCTTTTCACCTGAGGAAACAACGTGGCGTGAACTTGCCTTAGGCTTATTAACCTTTGGTTGTTCAATAACTTCTACCGCAACCGCAGGTTGTGTTGGTTCAGGTGTTGGTTCAGGTTCAGGTACTACAACTACAACAGGTTCAGGTTCAGGTACTACTTCTACTGGAGTTGGTTCTACCTCAACAGGAGCTGGTGCCGCAGCATCAACTTCTGGCTCAACGGGTTGAATGTTTTCTTCGCTCATGGATTTAATATAATCCTATCTCGTGACTATGACTTGGGGAACAGTGGCAGCCATTTGGTTATTGAAGGCTCCTCCGCACTACCATCATAGGCATTTGGTCCTAGTCCCCATGAGCCCCAGTCAGTTCCACCCTTTGTCATGTGGAATGTAATCTTTGCATTAGTTACTGGGTCAAACAGGTCTGTGTTAGCCGCAAGGTTAAACTTCTCACGACGATCTGCACCAAGGCTTCCAATCATGTTAACTTGGAATATGCCGTATGAGTTGTCGCCTGTTCTCACATTGTCATTGTGAGCTATAGGTCGACCATTACTCTCCCGCATGGCAACTGCCCATGCTAGCTTTAGGGCTTGGCCCTTGAAGCCTACCGCACGAAGTAACTCTACGAGCTCGTCCTGCGTTAGCTTCCTTGCGCCCTCTAATCTTTCAAGAGGGTTTCCCTTTACAAGCTCATGTTTATGAGCTGGTATTGGTGTTTGTATGTATTGTACCGCCGCATTGGACGACATGGTCGTCACCGCGAAGATACCGATTGTCAGTGCTGTTATATAGGCTACGGACGTCATTGCTAGTCCACGTAAAGTGAGCAACGCTAGTTCGCCTCCTTCTTAGGTTAGGGATGGGATAACTCAATGCAGCCACCGCATTAAGCTTCTTGCTACCCTGCAGCTTCTCAGATTTATGTCTGTCCTCTACCACTTGCACAGGGTTGGAGATATTAAGGGGCGTTAATAAAATAAACGTACCTCCGTCTCTCCGTATTGAACTTACTGGTAAACTATACCATAATGAAAGTAAAACTTTACCTAAAAGTAGGCAGTTTTACTTATTTTTCTTCTTGGCCTTGATTTCCTCGGCCTTTAGCATTTGAGCCTCGATTTTAAGAAGAAGAGGAGTAAATAGTCTCGTTAGTGATTCAACATCACCTTGAACCTTTGCCTCATTACGCTTCATGCGGCGGACACCTTTTTGTGCCGCGGTAATGAGTGGGCTGTCGTGTACTATTCCGTATAGTGGCACTATGACCACCTCCTCTCGTTCTGATGGGTTAATTATATCATCAGAAGGGGGGTCTTGTAAACCCCCCTCGAGAGGAGGCTGGTACCAACTCATAGGTAGACCTACCTTAGCCCCTTTGGGACAGGCAGGCCATTGCGACCGAGGTTAACCCTAGGGCTAGGACCAACGTGCCTTTAGAAGGGTCCAGAAGGGCAGTAAGAACCGCCAGAATAGAGCTGGCGGCTGATACCACGGCTGGCCACACGATATTGCGCAACACGGGGTCTAGACCTTACTTGCTCTTTCGGGTCTTACCCTTAAGGCGATCTGAGGTGTTACGGATTGGGGTGCCTGAGTCTGAGATGAGCTTACGAGCCTTGCCGTATGTAATGCCAAGCTCCTGGGCTACCTCAACTACGGACTTGCCAGCTGTATAAAGTGCAGCTGCCTGTTGCGATGACGCTGTTGTCATTTGCTTTCCTTTTCTCGTTCTCGTTTTTTCCTGTTTATTTTTATTACCTTCGAGTGATAGTAATAAGACTCGCGACCGATCGATCAGATCGCGTGCCTCGTTGAGCAGACTACTGCTCAAGATTTATTTTTCTTTTCTGGTTTTGGAGGAACCTTCCCATGCTTGTTGCATAGCATCTTTCCTCCCCATGCGCTACGAGGTTTGACATTTATATCACAGTCAGTTCCATATCCTGCCGCATAGCAACGAACTCTGTCCTTGACAAGAATCGAATTGTTAATGGCAGCAATTGCGCGTTTGACAACTGAGTTGTTAATGGCAAATCCATTAGCCTCATGACAGGTCCAACACAAGTACTCATTTTTTCGATGTGCTGGATCTCTAAGTGCGTTAGGCGCACCGCAGTTGTCACAATGTTGAATGTTCTTTCGAGTAAATACGATGTTGCGATAATCTGATGCACAAATCAACTTGTCATCAAGTTCATAGACGAGTACGTTTGTGTCACCGCACAAGGAACAGGTGTCATAGACGTAAATCTGTTCTCGTTGAACAGTACCTCTTGTCATTGATCCTCCGTAATCGTCCTTAGGAAAACTATAATCCTTTTATCTGAACTTGTAAACTATTCCTTAGGGTGAACTACTCCAAGCAAGGGAGTTGCCGCAGCCTTGACAAATTGCTTTTCAGCCATGTGGTCATAGGTAGATGCGATTAGTATTGAAGGAAGACAGAAGGCGATGAGGCCAGTCATTGCTGCAAAGAAATGAGTCCAGGTTCCTCCAATTGAAAGTGCAATCATTGAGATTGCCCATATTCCGGAGAGTACCTTTAGTGAGAAGGAGATGCGACGGTATTGAAAACCGCGTCTACGAATTTCCTTTACTGATTGCATGGAGAAGTCCTTTCGTCTTTTGTAAGGAGAATTTCTCCTTACAGTACCACAATTCCTACAGTTGTCACGAGGACAACAGTGATAAGCGCTGCCCAAGGGCCGGATGTTAAGTTGTCACTTAAAAAATCAGCAATGTTTCCAAAGAACTCTACTGTTGAGTCCATCACGTCTCCAAAGAAGTCCATAATCATTTTAGTCCCTTTCGTCGTTACCCAGGTTCCTGGGCATAGGATAATTATATCAGGAAGATCCCAGAAATTGGGTTAAAACCCAAATTTCTTTCTACATTCCGGTCCAAGCTGCAGGCTACGGCTGGTTGGGTCCGTAAGCTCCGCGCCGCATGACCCACAGCAAGAGTAGTGGACGCCAAAGAGCTTGGCATACCCATATTGGTTGGACCGGATGACCCCCACGAGGTCAATTACGTCCTGAACAGAAAGCTTATGGCGTGTAAACCCACCAAGGCTTCCGGTGAGTCGGCGCATGTAAAGAGTACTCATAAACTCACGTACCTCAACAAAAAGGAGGTCGCCATGAATCTCGAAATCGAGGTCAAGGTGACTTAGGTCCGCAACAGGAATGGCGTACTTAGACTTTTGAATTGTAGCCAATGGGACTTGGGTTGGGTTTACGCGAGGAGCCTTAGGAAGCTTAGGGAGGGCTAGCAGCCGCTTGATTAGATCTGATGCTTGAAGCTTATTTAGCATCGGTAGGTTTTCGCGAAGCTCATCAGCCTCACCTGGTTCAATATCACGTTCTTTGAGAAGGCCAAGGATAAAATCAACCTGCTTCTCTGATGGTCCGATTAGTGTCGTCATTTTGGCTCCTTTCCTGAGCTTGGTACTATTATATCAGGTAGGTCAGGAAAATAAAGGAAGCCAGGTGGGAATGGGACCACCTGGCTTCTTGGAAAGGGTGTCTACAACCTGAACGGATTGGAGGTACGTCCAGGGAGACCCTTGGCATAAGGTATGAACGGACCTTTGCCAAGTAGGATAATTATATCATGCCCAGGAGAATAAACGAACCTCTTCATAGACCGTACCTACGACCTGACTCCAAATCTGTGGCGTGTGGTCAAATGGTTGATACCCACCAGCTCCCCCGATAAGGACTCGGCCTTGAGAATAGGTGTTGGCAATTTGGCCTACGACCTTAGCCGCATACTCATATCCAGGGTAATCAAAGTTAAGTGTTGACAACGGATCTGAAATGTGAGCATCAGCTCCAGTAGCTAGCAACACAACATCTGGTTGGATCTTGTGTGACAGCTCTGCAACTTGATCTACCGCATCACGAAATACGTCATCACCGGAGCCTGGATCTAACGCCCAGTTATAAATACCGAACGAAGGTATATGCCCATCAAGACCTGTGCCTGGAAAAATTGCAGAGTCATGAATCGAGCATGTAATGATATCTCTTGAGCTGGCAAGTAGATTCTCAACGCCATCACCATGATGTGCATCCCAGTCGATGTACATAACCTTCATACCATTACGATGAAATTCCTTTGCAGCCCAAGCCATGTCATTGAAGACACAAAATCCGGAGCTGTGATTACGTTGAGCATGGTGCTTAGCTCCCTGAGGATTAAAGCCAACCTTTAAGTCGCCCGCAAGCATCTTTTCCGTAAGACGAACTGTTCCGGCAAACATGTGTAATGCAACCTTACCCTTGTGGGTATCGTCTGGTCTCCATTCACCGCAATGCCCAAGGTCTAAAACCTTTGAAACATATTCCTTATCGTGAATCGACTCTACGCGAGATCTGTCCGTATCAAGGATGTCTGGTTTTATGAGTATGACGTCGTGGTCTTCCTGCAACATCTGCGTTGCATATTTTGCACGAACCGGATTGGTTGGATGCTCAAAATCTGGGCTACCAAGTTTCCAGTCAAGGTACACGTCATCGTATGAGATGTGTAGCTTAGTCATTTAACTTTAACTCCCTTAGATATTTCTCAAAGCTGGGATTTATCAAGACAGCGCTTGAACGCTTTGTCCGCATTAGCTCAATGGCTTGCTCAGCTGTATAGCCTTCAAGCATAAGAACAATTCCCATAATTAAGCCAGATCTATTGATTCCAGCTTGACACCTAACAAGAACATTCTTGCCAGACTTCCACTGCTCGTGTGTGTATTTAGCCGCACGCATTAGCGCAGCCTCATCGAATGTACCTGAGTTATCGTCGTAAAAACCGTAACGAACTTCCTCGACAAACCAGTCAACTGGTCGTGCCCATGCATAGAGTGTGACGACTACGTCGAACTCTTTTTGTGTTATCTCACGAGTACCGTAAGGGTTTGCCACATAGTCAATTGTGTCAAAATCATCTGTTCCACCAAGCCAAAGCCCTGAAAGGATCTCGCTCCATAGGGGAAAGTTCCAGTCAATTTCGTGCTGCGGCGCAGCACCAAATTCCTCTGTACTATAAGTTGCCATTGTAATGCGTCCTTTCATATGGGTGGGCAACCCTAGCAACCACTTGTTAGGGTTCCCACGGGTCTATTATATCAGGTTTGTAAACAACTCTAAACCATGGAGCGGACGACGGGGGTCGAACCCGCGACCTGAACCTTGGCAAGGTTCCGCGCTACCAACTGCGCTACGTCCGCTAGAACTTCTGGGACTTTATAACGATAGGTGCAGCTGAGTAAATATCCCACTTGATTGCAGCAGCTATCGCTTTTTTAATATTCTCTTCTGCTTGTTTCAACGTCTTTGCTGGACCTAGAATCTCTAGAGCTCCAAGCACAACATCTCCTCCTGAACCACCGTAATAAACATTACGAACATCTCTGTCCCAAGAGTAATCTTCGGAAATTGGATATATGACACCTCGCACTGCGACTAAAAACATCGAGTCATGAGCTGCCGCATCACCATCTTCTTTCATGTCATAACCAGCTTCAATAAAAGCTCGCCGCATCTCTGGGACAAACTTTTTAGTCATAAAAGAGTCTAAGCTTTCTGTGCTGTTCGGTGGCTTTGGCGGAGCCCAACCAAACTGAAGAATGTTAGATCCACGACTTGCACCAGCTCCAGCAATTAGGTATGGTCCGTTTTCAATGACCTTATGAGTTGCCATCGTTGTGTATCGACCTGACTCTTCAGAAGCTCTTGAGTCGCATCCAATAACACACCAGCCATTACCTTGTATTGCGGCAAGCGTAGTCATAAACCTCTCCCTAAAACCCTGGTCACCTGGGGACAAATGTATCCCAGGTGAGAGGGCTACGTCTAATTACGCAGGGTCAATTATACTGAGAGGAACCGTAACATTTGAAGATTGAACCTCACCATTAGGAAGATACCTTGCGAACCTTCCTACCGGAGTTTCAAGTCTAACCACAACCTTTGTGCGATTCTTTGAGATGATTTGAGCATATTGCCCAACCATATACCGCGTTCCGGTAAGTTCATTAAACCTAACTCTATCACCAACGCTAAAGTCGGTAATCTTCTTGTTTTTACGAACTTCACTCAGTCTATCTTTGGCAGCCTGTGTGATTTTGTCAAGTGAGTCATCAAATTTGCCTGAGGCTATTTGACTCAATACTGTCTCAATATCCATGGTACCTTCCTTTCGTCGTTTAGGACTATTATATCATACTTTTGACAGGAATGTAACATCTCCAGGGTAGAATCTTTTCCCATGAAGGTCATCAACCAGCTTTAAGGCAAGAGCTACCGCTGCTGTCTCACTGGAACTGATGACCTCGAGTTCACGAGTATCGTCACTTGTGTTTCTAGCATTAAGCCTTACCTTGTATCGGTAAGCTTTTGGCATTAGGCATCAACCTCAGCTTTGAGGTATTGAATCCCTTCAGATTTTTGTGCCTCGTCTTGTTCCCAAGGCAAACGTGTTCTATCAATATCAAGTAAGCTGTTGGTAAACATTACCGCAGTCTTCTTTGCAGCTCCCAATGTTGTATGGGCAGCATAACGTTCCTCGCCTGATGCGAGGTCCTTCACCTTTACGAGCCACGCGGATTGCGGAGCTTTATTTTTGAGTAGAGTTGCTACTACACTCATCATTTCCTCTTTTCTTTGTCTTTGTGTTATAAACCTATTATATCAGGTTTTCGTCATCATCCGAACTGGAGCGAGATCTTACCTCTTCCTGTTGGTCCCACATCTCTTCGCGAAGAGCACGTTCGTACTCATCACCGCGATACGAGTTAGAACCAAAGGAGATATCCTCATCTTGATGAAGCTTATCCAAGCTAAGAACCGCAGTATGTCCCGAAGCTGCAAACATGATTACGAGCTTTACGTCACCTTCGTTTGCGTCATCAACTAAAGCTACCGCAAAGGGAAGTCCTGCGACACCATTGCGATGATAAGCTAAATCAAGTATTTGTAATCTATCTGGGTCAACTCTTGTCACGAGGCTTTCCTTTCGGCAGTACTTGGTCTTTTCTTTGTAACCGTGCAACCTTCAAGCTTTTGTTTTGCTATCCAGTCCTTAGCTGTTTTCTCATCAGAGAACTGACCTAGCCACTTGTCTCCTTGAAAGACATTAACGAGTTTGTATAGATTACTCATATCGCAGCTCGATTCTTTTTAATGATTGATTTGTAAGCTCTGCTGTTCCCACCTGTCTTCATATATCCGTATCTTACGAGACGGAAGCGTAATGCTCCGTGAGTGACGCTAAGCTTCTTAGCAAGATGATAAAGCGTAACCTTTTGCTCATTATGAACTTTCCAAAGAAGAGCCGCATACTCTTCAGCCTCCTCACGATATCTTGGAGAATGACTACGAACAAGTTGTGCGAAAGGCTGAAGCTCGAGTAAGCGAGCTAAGTCCTTGGCATCTGGCTCATAAGGTTGATATTTATACTTGACAATTATCTCTGTTGGAAGATTTGGAATTGGAAATTCCTCAGGAAACATCTTGATCTGCTCGATTAAGTCCTGACCAATACTCACATCAATTTGTCGAATTCGTTCTCTAGTTAGATCTGTCGCGTCCGCGATTGACTGTAAAGTCCAGCCCGCATGTCGTAATGCAGCAATGTAGGAATTTCTTACCAAGGCGTCACTCTCTTTATCTCTGTGAGGAGAGGCGCCAAATGACTTAAGAATAAGTCTAACGTTCTCAGGTAAAACCTGATTACTTACTACCGTATGAGTTTCCTCGGTGGCAACAAGCTTGCTGAAGTCTTTTCGTGTTTGTGTCATGGATATATTATATCATACTTTCTTTAGAAAGTAAAATGGAGCTGGGCCACTTCTCCTTAGCCCAGCTCCAAGTGGTGCTACTTCTTAGGGAACTTCTTTTGTCCGCGTCTGATTGCAGACATGGTAATCGAAGCTTCCTTTGTGGTGTTTACCTGAATCTTCTCACCTGTGGAGGTATTGAAGATCAGATAGTGTGAGCTATCCACCGCACGTAAAACCGCAAGGGTCTTACGCTTACGGAAGTAAGCTGGCTTGTAACCATTTGGAAGTTTGACTCCGCGAGCCAAGGGAGGAAGCTGCTCTATGCGAGTTCCAGGCTTGGCACGAACTGGAGATTTAGTCTTCACAGTCATGGTGTCCTTTCGTCTTTTATGAGCGCCTTGCTCATACTTGCTTATCTATTATATACAGATAAGGCAAATCTGTAAAACGAGTTAGTCGATGGCTAATGGGTCGCAGGTAGGTAGCGCATGAGTACGCCAAGCCTCAATTATTAAGTCAAGACTCTCCGCATAGCCGTATTCCTTTGCTCGAAGGAGAATCAGGTAGTTAGCCATTGACTCAGCCCAATAGGACTGATGATCTTCCTCGGAGGCAGCTCCGCAGGTTACGCAGAAATCTTGTTTTGTTTCCACGATTGGTCCTTGATCTTTTGCTGTAGCTCGCGATTTGGCACGAGCGCCAGAAGAACTAATCCGAGCTCTTCCTCGGTAAGTGTAATTGTGTATTCCATGAGAGTCCTCTCCTTTTAGACTATTATATCAGGTCTACTTACTTTGAAGCCTTCTCTAGTTCATCTAACTGTTCTTTTAGAAAAAGCTCGATGCTTACGGTACTTTGAGGAATAAGTTTAGCTACTTCTTCCGCAACAATATTGGTATCAGCAGATCTAATCAACTTGGCAAGATTTGAGTAGCCAAGTTCAAAAAGTTCCTGTACTTCTGCTGAACTGTCATACGCTGCACCAGTTAACGCAAACTCAACGCACCACTCTAAGTGTTCAACGTACCACTTAGCTAACTCGACTTCGTTACTCACCTTGAGCCTCCTCCATCTTGAACTTGAGATCTTCCGCGGCCTCATCAGCATCGTCTACCTCATCATCAAAAACTGTGTCTATGAGAGATACGAGAACATAGTCAGAAGCATACTCCCAAATATCAACTTCGGGATGCTTTGCTAAAGTGGCAGCCGCTTCTCTAAGACGCTTTATACTAAGTTCATTTTCAAACTTATCATAAACATACTTCCATACGCTATCATCTTCATCTTTAAGCGTAGGGTTTTTACTTAAAGACTCAGGACCTCCGTACCCATCATCAGAAAGTCCCATGGCGTTAAGAACCCAGCACGCAGGATCTGAACTATGAAAGTTGGATTCATATCTTTCTTCACCATACTCTATTAGCTTACTTACCCAATTTGTGTACGAGGCTACTATCGCATCGTGAATATCTACGTCACTAAGTTCTTTGTCTTTACTCACTTTGAGCCTCCTCTTGCATTTCTTTCAGCCCTCCTACTATGTCATGTAGAATATAAGAGCTAAATCTGTTAAATATGTACTCGGAAAGATACTTGTCATACGCGGCTCGAAGATCAGTAGAGCTGATACGCTCGAGTGTTTGTTGTATAGCTACCTGTTCTTCCGCATTGAGACCATGGTCATCGTAATAGTCACCTTCTCCTCTGAGACCAATTGCAGAAGCAAACGCGCTAATTCTTTCATGTGTAGAGTACTCGTATCTTTTGTCATCCCAGAAGGAAGACTCATTGTCTATTTGGTTAACATAAGCATTAGCAATACCTTCTTCAAATTTGTCACTCACTTTGAGCCTCCTCTAACTTACTGAGGAATAACTCAATGTCCTTCTTGATGAAGTAGAAAGCATTACCGCATGAATAACAATACGCCTCAGTCATTGGGATCTCTCGGCAAAATGCGTCGATACCCGAGTGAATCAGGTCGGTGTTTTCGCAACCTTGCACTTGGCATTTTTTCATTTTCGTCCTTTCGTCGTTTGGTCTTACGGTACTATTATATCAGGTTATGGAGTAAACTCCAACATTGCCTTTGCCCAGCTTGCCAGCTTGGGTTCAAACTTGTTTTTGTGGTGGCCGCATAGGTATAGGTCACCGGAGTCACCGGAGATCTTCCAAAGGGCACGAGCAACGCGGCACGCATCACATTGGACATACTCAGAGAAGGTCGAAGGCTCTAAGGGAGCCTGAGCTTCAAGCACCGCACCTGTTTCACTCACGAGATTACTTTATCACGTGAGTGAGATGATTAAGAGCTTCAGTCACGAGGTCTGTTACCTCAAAGCTGTTTCCTCCGATATGCCACTCATAAAGCTCACTTAACCCAGGTCTTCCGAACTCGTATCGCTTCCAATCGTAGATGGTTGCAATTTCTCCGGAGTCAAACTGCATTTTCCACTCTGTGGTGACTTTATCACCCATTGAGAAGAACTGTGGATCTCCGAAAACCTCGGTAAGTTTTTCACGAGTCGTTTGTACATATCCCCGCAGTGATGTGCCATTGGCGTTGATCTCTGAGTCTGCGAAAAAATTATCTCCGAACTTCATTTCATCCTCCTTAAGCCGAGAAAGCAAGAACGTAACCTTTATCCCGCTTTTCCCAGATTCTTTTGTTAGCGGCAAAGAGTGCTGCTTGCTCGTTTGAGAAAAGCTCAGTCTTCATTTGGCGATTGCGCTTTTCAGCCATTCCCCAAGATACAGTCATACGATTTCCAATGACTTCAATTTCATACATCTTCTTCTTACCAATGAGTCCGCGATTTCCATCGCTCTCTTTTATTAGGCACCAGCGTTTCATTTTTATCCTTTCGTCGTTTGCGGTGGGTGTTCCGCGTTGGAATCTATTATATCAGGAAAGTAGAGGAAAGTAAACCTACCCTACATTTTATTTTGGAGGGGTACCCTACCTGAGTAGGGTACCCGCAACCTAAGGTTTATGCTTTACTTAGGGTTTCTGTTAGGTTGTTGAACTTACCTTGTTCTAGCATTTGATACAGCTCTTCTTCATACTTTTTTGGGTATGTTCCACCGTAATACCAAAATATGCTTTCATCTGTGAGAATGTCCTTCAACATATCTGAGGTAACTTGAGGTTCATAGCTATCTACTGAGGTAGTCTTGAAGTACTTATCTGATGAGTTATAGTAATCTGGGTGAAGATCAACTATGTGGTAAGTATTATCTGGGTACCTAACTAAATCAAACCCGTAATCATCACTTCCTGAGTATGCCACTACTACAGCTTCTTTAGGGGTAGATGGATCTAGGGTTAGAGTAACCTTTACTGTATCTTCTGGCTTTATCACTTTTAGGATTCCTTCTATGGAAGAAGGTTCAAATATTCCTGTGCCTTTTACAGCCACTTCAATTGTGTGCTCTGCCTTCATTGGTTGACCTTCTGCACCTTTGAAGATCTGATGAAACATTTCTTGGTAGTTCATTTTTGGAGCCTTTCCTTTAGGTTAGTACTATTATACCATAAAAATAAAGGAAAGTAAACCTACCCTAAGTTACTCGCGAGTAGGGTTCGGCAGGAAGATCAGCAGAAGCAAACTCCAGTTTTGGATGGAATTGTGTGGCAAGTTGAGCAGAACAGTATTTCTGCTTTTGGTTTATTTGATTTCTTTTGAACATTGGCTAGACCAAGTTCAATGAGTTTTGAAGATACAGAGTAATAAGAGCGATTTAACTGAACCGCAATTTCTCTGATTGATTTATTAAGACCTTTAAGAGTCTCAAGGGTGCGGATGTCAGAATGTAACCATTCTTCATTCGCGCGAGTTGCTGTGACCAATGTGAAGCTTTGGGCTTCTCTCGTCCATTCCATTGCGTTCATTTAGGGTGTCCTTTCGTCGTTGGTAGTACTATTATATCAGGTTTAGAGCGAACTCGTAAACTTTTGTAAAGATAAGGGCGCCTTTCGGCGCCCTATCTCTAACTTTTAAACGTCAAGAGACTCTGAGTCCAATTCCAAGTCCCAAGAATCTACTTTTCCTAGTTCACTTAAGTGAGCATTTAATTTTGCTTCCGCTTGGTCGTAGCTTTCTGCTTCAACCTCGCCAGCCAGCTTTATTACAAATGAATAGGTTTTCATTTTTGTCCTTTCGTCGTTATAGTACTATTATAACATAGTCGAGCGACAAAGTACAGGGATGCCTTTCGGCATCCCTGCAAATTTATTTTATGAGCGAGAGTTGATGAATTGGGTAATCACGTCCATCACCGCGTCCTGAAGCTCTTCGGACATCTCATCAAGCTCTTCACTTGTGAGAATTATTTCCTCATCGTTCATGTAGTTCACAGATTCCTGAATCATTCCTACGGTAATCGCGTTGAGAACGATTGTGTTTTCGTTGGTATCCATTTCCAGTCCTTTCGTCGTTAGGGTACTATTATAACATGTGCCCGTCTAAAAGTAAACAGGCCAGCCCGAAGGCTGGCCTGCTTTGGACTAGTAAACTTTCTACTTCGAACTGGGCCGCCGCGTTGTTCACGCACCTGTGTCGATCTTGCTACAGTTTTGCCAAGCTAGCTTTCGCTAAAGTTCAAAGACCGTTATGCTTACATTTACTTCGTTTCCTGGAGCTCATAACACGTCAGCTTGTCGGGAGTACACCGCCATGCGGTTACCCTTACGCTCTAGAACCAGTAAGTCCAAGTCTATTATATCAGGAAGATGGCGTGTCTTCCCAGTCCGTCAGGTAGCGAGCTTCAAAATCAGAGGCTGGCCTTTTGAGTCCAAGCTCCGCCATCTTTAGGTAGCGGTCAACGTCTGCTCGCTTGCGGGCTCTGAACTTTGAGATTCTTTCGCCCGTCTTGACATCTATAATTTCCCACACGCCTGCTGCAACATTGCGATTACGCATACACTTGCCGTCTGACTCTTTCGGCAAACTCCTGGAGCTGCACAACCCAAGCTTGTGAAAGCTCTATGGTCTCGCCTTCTTCGTCCGTGCCGCCTGTAAATACACAGTCGCCTACAATGACGTCGGTTTGTCCAAAGGAGCGTTCCCACATGTGCGTGCTGATGAGATTCACCGGTAAGCCAATAAGCTTGCCTTCATCATTACACCAAAGTGTAAGATCTGGCTTCAAGCTTACCGCTTGAATTAGTCCACCTACCGTGCCTGAAAGCTGATTGTACTCGTCATTGGAAAGATCAAGTACCTCGGTTGTTAAGTCTGTGTTTATCCGTAGTGCTGTTTTCATTTAGCTAACTCCACTTCTGGAAACCACTTCAATAAAGTTTGAAGTAGGTGGTCGTAGTCGCCTGCAGTCATCTCTGCAGTGAACGCGGAAACCTCGTCGCGACGTCCTTGCTTTTCTAACTCACGGCGTCCTGCGCCAATTATAGCGAAGGCATTGCCATCTGTAATACTAATTGCCATTTGATGTCCTTTCGTAGATTCTAACCCTTGTGCCAACAGGTGCAGCCGCAAGGGAAAGACGAGCCATTATTTCTTGGGCAGTAGTCGTGTTCATCCTCTGTGCAAGAACTGCACTTAGGATGCACCACTGTCTTGCCTTCAAGTTTAGTTATTTTCATAGGTACTATTATATCAGGAAGAGCGTGGATATTGTAGACCTCGTGAAGCAAGTCTTTCGCCAGCTTTATTTAGTGACGTGATAATTTCAAACACGTCCATTCCGGTGTCCCAACCATCAAACAGAGAGACGGCAATGTCCCAGTGTTCTTCGGTGTATTCCTCACCGGTATTGCTTTCAACGTCTTCTTTTGTGAACCATTGAATCATAATCTCTGAGTTTGGGTCCTCCTGTTGGAGAGCCGCAAGTACTGTTGAAACTTTCATTGGGTGTCCTTTCGTTGTCGTTGGTACTATTATATCAGGAATCGAGTACGCTCGCAAGATCTTCGTAAAGATTTTCTATTACCGTGCCGTGTTCCATTATGGTCTGCTCGAACTTGTCGTCCAGGTCTGAGGCACCCGCTGGAATCTTGTCGGTACGCATTACGTAAATGACATCTCCTGGAGACATAAGCCACCAGTCACCGTTCTCGTTGGCTACGTATAAATTACTCATCATCTTCTCCTAGAGGATACAGATAGTTGCCAAGGTCGATGCCGCAACCAGTTTTGATGACAACCTCGCCGGAGTCATCTACAATTACCGTCGAGCCGTTTAGTCTTTCGTCTACCCATTCCCTTAGGTGTTCTAAGGTTTGTAGGTCTTCAACTTTAAGTTCCATGCTTGTCCTTTCGTCGTTAGTACTATTATATCAGGAATTGGAGACCGAATACAGCTTATCCACAACCTCTTTGAGCGAGATATACGCCTTGCCAAGGTTTTGGGTCAGGCTAGCCAAGGTCCCGCCTTGTGAGAGGGACTGAGCGGTCTTGGTCGCCACGGCAACCGCCGCGTTGCTAGTGCCAAGTGTTAAGAGCTTGCGACCCGTCAAATCCTGGGTCGTCCAGCGCCCGTGAGCATAAAGGTCAAGGTCTTTCCCACCGTTGCTTGAAGGCATCACCGGAGTGACCCAACCGGTCACACCACGCATGCTATAACGAACGTCCGTCGCACCGACGGAAATAACTTCAGGGGTACAGGCTGGGTAATCAACCTTAAGTTTGTTTCCACCATTACCAGCGGAAGCTACAACTCCGATGCCTGCGCCCGTCAACTTCTGAACAGTTGCCTGGAAGCTAGCTTCGATGGGGCATCCCACTTCCTTGTAGGAACGACCTACGGATAGTGAAACAGCTCCGACGTTTAGTCGGGCTGCATTCGAATCTACCCAGTCCATTGCCTGTTGAACCGAACGCATGGTGTAGCTATTGGCAAAGCCTTTGGCGGACATGCCGACAATACGAATAAACACGACGCGGACATTTGGATCTACCTGCACAGCTACGGAATACATCTGTGACCCGTGATGCATTGCCTTGTCCTTTACGTCCTGGTATCGCACATGAGCTGCACCTGGCCCGTTCATAAACTTTTGTCCATTAGGGCACGTGCCGTATTCGATGATACACACTTCCTCAACGAGAGTTGACTTGACCCAGTCAAGCTCGGTGTTAACTCCGGAGTCGATGATGACCAACGTCTTTTGTGTGTTGGCACTTGCTGGTACCGCGAGCAGAGAGGCTGCAAGGGCAAGTATAAGTAGTAGTTTAGTTTTCATTGTCGTTACGTCCTTTGTGTTTGTTCTTGCGGGTATACTTTCTTTTGTTCCTTACTGGTAGGGAAGCGGAGGAACGACGAAGTTCGAGTAGCCTTCTAAGCTGCTCTGCAGTTTTGCTTAGCTTCATCGTTCCTCCTTTGTTGCTCTTTGACGGAAGGGCAACATCTTTAAGCAGCATTCTTGCTGCCAATCTTTGTAAGTGCGTTTGCCGCAGCAGTACCAATTCTGATTGCCGCGTCTGCAGGATCCATGACGTCGGAGAGTAGAACTGTGTTCGTGCCTCGTGTAAGTTCCATTGCATCATGTAGATACGGACTCCTACAGAATGGTAGCCACAGAACTGCAACACCTTTGTCATCGCATTCCTTAAGCCAATGTCTAGCACGCTCGGCTTCAACGAAAGTGTAGCGTGCGTCACTTACTATTACAAGTAAGCGTGCGCCATTTCCATAGAGCAAGTTTAAAGAACCATCAAGCGCCTTAAACGCCTTATCGAACTTCTCAGTTGAATCAGGCGCAGTGTACACATTGATCTGATCAAGATGTTGCCCTGGCTTTAGCGTAGGGAATACGTCCTGCCCAAAGTAAACCATTGCCGCACGAGCTTGAACTCGACGCGCTGCCTCTGACATTGCCCAGGCAGTGACTGCCATAGGGTTCATAGCACTGCCCATTGAACCTGAGATATCAACCATGACGCCAATACTTAGTGTTGGGTCATCAGTGTGCTTACGCACAGTGCGACGCCATGGATTGGCTACCTGCATTGAACCTTGAGCTTTATACGCAGCATTTTGTACAATGGCACGAGTGCGTAAACGTCCAGGTGGAAGTATGGACTGAATCTCGTGTTCATCACGCTCACGATACTTTGCTTTCTCAAGCATCTGTGCAATCTTGACTGCGGCAGCTCTTTCGTGCGCCTCAGGTTTACGAATCTTCTCAAGACGAGAGTTGCTGCCATTAGTGTTGCCTGCCTCAGAAGTATCCTTGAATATCTCATCTGCGACCTTCTTGTGCTCACGATCTTGGCGGGCAGCCTTTGTGCGAACTTCAACTTCTTCTTTCCACTCCTCAGACTGCTGTTGATCCTGAGCATCATCTGCCACAGCGATGGCAATCGTGTCAATCGCATCTTCGATTTCCTTGATGATGTCGCTAATCACTGCTTGAATGATCTGCATATCTGTTGGCTTATCAAGTTCTTCGCCACGCTCGTTTGCAAGGTCACGTAGAATCTGATCCCACTCACGAGCAAGATCATATAGAGGTAGAGGGTTAAGTGCATTTTCAATACCTTGAAAGCGACGCCATACACTTTGCAACTTTTCAAATGTGTCCGCACCTAGAAAGTCAATGACAACTGTGTTGATGCCAACGACGTCATCTGCGTCAAGTGAACCTGCATCAACGCGTGCACTCAATAGGGCAGCGATTGTTGCGATTGATCTGATGTTATCTGCC